ATGGCGGCGGCACCGAAACTAGTCAGAAAATCGAGATTCTCAAACCAAGAAAATGAGTTTGACAGGGGGGAAATTGGAGGAAGTTCCAGATCGGTTTGTTTTACTCTAAACAACTACACTGAAAATGATTTAGAAATCATTAAAAAGACATGGCCAAAAATAGCGTCTTACTATGTGGTAGGATTGGAAGTTGGAGAATCAGGAACTCCACATCTACAAGGATATGTAGAGTGGAATTCATCAAAAGAATTTTCCACTATGCACAAAATTTTTAGCCACAGAGCACATTGGAAAAGACGCTATCAAAATTCAACAGCTGAACAAGCTGCAAAATATTGCAAAAAAGGTGAACAATCAAAAGAAGAATGGGAAAAATTTGGTTCATCAGGACCAAATTTTGGAAAAAATGCTAATTTTTTCGAACATGGCGAAATTTCAAATCAAGGTGAAAGAAACGACATAAAAGAAGCTATGTCAATGATAAAGAATGGAGCTACTGAAATAGAAGTTTTCGAAGCTTGTCCAAGAGTGTCAATGCAATATCTTAAAGGGATGGACAGATATCGCTTATTATGCCAAAAACAAGCTAGAAAAGGTTATAACAAGAAAAACGTACGCGTTTACTGGGGGGAAACAGGTACTGGTAAAACGCGTAGCGCTTTAGAAGAATTCCCAGACGCTTTTATCTGTACAGCAGGAATAACAGGTCTGTGGTGGGATGGTTACGATGGAGAAGAAACAGTTATCATAGATGAATTCCGTGGAAATAACTGTCCCTTATCCATGTTACTTACTATACTAGATGGATATGCAAGTCAAGTAAGTATAAGGGGAGGATCAAAAATATTATATGCTAAAACTATAATTATAACATCTAATATACACCCTGATGAATGGTATGTTAATTCTGACGATTACAGCAAAGCAGCTCTAAAACGCAGAATTGATTCCACCTTATTTTTTTCTAATAAAGAAAACAGAAAAAAAACGGCAGAAGTTGAGGGTAATACTAGGTCCTCAACTTCCTTGGAAAAATTTTTAAAACTTAATTTATAAGTTTTCTTGACGCGGCTTCGCACTTTTCTGGATATTTTTTATTTATTTTTTTAAATAAAATCGATATTCTTGTTCAGGGATCGAAGTTTGTCCAACTTTGGATGCCGGCTCTCGCCCCCTTGTGCCTACTCGCCCTACCCCCTACCCCGCCTGAAGGGCGAGGGGCGCGAGGCACGCACGGGGTTGAGTTTAATATTGTTAGCGCTACTCGCGCGCAGACATTTACATTATTTTCGTAAATATCACTATTTACGATTTTTTCTACTACCCCAGGTCCCCTCCTCTCATCTATGGGCCCTTTTTTAATAATAATAAAGATGATATGGATTTTTTAAATATAAATTTTTGTTTTTTAGTTCCCATTACATTCCCACTTTTTTAGAAAAATTTATATTTAATTTTTCTACCACTCTCGGCTCCCTCCTCTCATCTAGGGACCCTATTTTTCTCAGGGTTTTTATCCATGACGTTTTTTACAACCGTCGCATTCACATTTGAATGGATAAAAACAACCTGATACCTCCTTTGGAGGATATTCTTCATCAAATGCTTGAAAAAGTAAAATAAGTTTATCTTGCAATTCAATAAACCACTTTTCAAGAGCTTCAAAAACCTCTTGTCTATTCTGTTCACGAGAAACAGAATCACTAAATTCATTAGTATTATATGACATTTCAGCATCTAGAATAAAACTTTGAAAAAGTTTATCTTTTTCTAACAAAAAACGCATGGCTTCGGCTATGAAATCGGAATAGGTCATTTTTTATAAATATTCTATTTATTTATAATTTTTTTTCAAAAAATTTTTAAGTCATGGGAGTACTCCAACAAGTTAAAGCAGTACAATTAGTTGTAACTATACCTGTAAAAGAAAAAGTAACTGCATTTCCACTTACACATTGATAAACAATCAAATAATTACCTTCAGTAATTGCAAGTGGAAAAGCAAAAGTACTTCCGCTCGTAAAAGTCAAAGGCAACTGATTATTAGTCGCAGGAGTAGGTTGATTAGATGTAGTTACAGTACCAAATGGATTTGCAGAAGTAGGAGCGCCAGAAACAGCTCCATTAGTATAATGGGAAGACTGAATAGCTGCTAAAGCACCATATATAGTTGGTTTATACAATGTAATTGAATAACTAACCCAAATTTCTCCTAAATCAATAGCAACAGAACCATATGTTGGAATTCCAACAGAAGCAATTTGAAATATGCCAACATTTTGCATTCTAATATCAGCATTAGAAATGTTTGTGTTAGAAACAGTAGTATCGGAAGAAACATAATATTCTCCAAGAACATTATATTTACTATTACACTCCACTACATGGACCATAGCAGAACTAGGCTTTGCACTTGTAGCAAAATCACTATTTTCCATTTGAGGCTTATTCAAATAAGGACCCAAAGAACTGTCATACTGAGTAGCCATCATGACAGAACCCATACCAACAAGTGCACCAGTTGATGTAGCAGTACTCTCTGAAGTAAGAGGTACATACTCAAAAACCAATGAATGGAATTTATAGTTCTGAAATGAGTTACTGACGGTTGAAAGCCAAGGGAAACAACCAGGATTTCCAGGATTTATTCCATAATTCTGAGAAGTGAAATTTGCCGGATTCTGTGTACCACTAATAAGCTCTCCGATATATTCCCTATGAATAATCGTCATTTCACCAGTCTCAGTAAGCCTTACGGTAGGATGTCCAGAAGTATCATAAGCTCGTTCACGAAGCTTAGACTTATGGATATTAATGTCACCAGAACCTGACATTATAGCAGAGCGAGTAACAGCTCTCGCTCCACGTTGCAAGTCCCTAGACATTGCACCAGAAGAAACGTACTTCTTAACAGCACGATCAGCAGATTTTACCCCTCTCTGGATAAAATGAGTTGCATGCTTTCTAGCATGAGCAACTGCTGCAGATTTTGCAGCTGCAGCATTACGCCTAACAGCAGCATGATAGGCGGCAGGATTGTAGATTTTCTTCGCAGGCATTTTTGGAGAAAAAACATTTATTTATGAAAAAATTTTAAGAAAAATTTGCCAAAAATCTGGGATTTTTTTCATAAAAAGACAAATTTTGATATAAAAA